GCCGGGGTTGCTGTCATCGAGCAGCGTTGAAAGATCTCCCGCTTGAAAGGACTGGTTAACATAGTTGTCCAAAAACGGAAAGTCAACCAAATCCAGAATAACTCGACCAGCAGGAACTGTAACAATGACATCGAGCAATTGATATCCCTCAACCAGTGGGACATCAGGTATTGTAATCTTCACATTTCCTCCGATCGTAGGAGGGAGAGCATCATCAGCTGAAACTCCTCCAATGCTTACGGTAATGTCCTTAGCGATAGCTTCATAGTTAGAGAAGTAGAGACTCACATCAGCGTTAAAGATTCCAGAGGTTCCACCACCAAAGACTGGAAGCTTGTAAGTGTGAGTGTTTTTCAGCCAAGACGAGAAAGGCTTATTGTTGAAGACATCATGTTGAGGACTGTCATCATTACCAGGGTTATACCAACCCAATTCGAATGGTTTAAGTGACTTAGTGACGACTAATCCATCTACCGGAGGTTCGGGTCCAACAGGTGGAATGATCGGTCCAATCGCTTCCGTCGCGATTGTCTTAAGGTGCAGTTCGTTCGGTACTGCTACCTCAAAGTCGTCGTCCATACTCACAAAGAGATTCACGTTCACTGGAGCATCAGATGTTCCAGGAGTAGTAAGGCCGTTCACAACGTAAAATGCAAGTGTTCCGTTGCATCCACGAGCGTTCGCGACAAAATTGGTAAACGAATAAGAGGACGGAATTTGGTCAAGTTCTGGTACTTCCAAATAGTCGGTATTTTGTCCCCATCCAATTTTGAATGTGATATCTTGTGATTCTGTAATGTCTAAGAGCATCGAATAATTCGTATTGTACATTTCTGCACACGCATCGTTACAATGATCTGGATCCCACACAACGCGGAGACGGCCACGGTGATAGGCCGAACACACCACCTGAACTCGAACAATTGTTGAACCCTTCCAATACGAAAACGGAAGAGCCACATGTGCTGCTGGAGTAACATAGTAGTGATCACTGATTGGCTCCTTTATCCCATTCACTGGAGAAATGCGAAGGGACGCTAGGTGCGTATCTGTGGGATCGGTGACCTGCCAACTGAACTGATTAACGTAAGACTCACGCATTGCGAGAGGAACTAAAGCCATCTCATCGATAGGTGCGAGTCCAGTCACACGAGGGTCAATTGTCACCTCACGTTTGGCATCAACCGCCAAAGTGACTGCATCGTCTTTTTCGTTCGTTGTTGCGTGACTGGCGTATAAACGCATAGTGCAAATGTCTTCAGCCACTGCGTTAGGACGTGAATATCCAAATAACGCCGCGATCCCCCCCACTGCAGAGGAGATCATTTCTGTTGCTCGCGCATAAGGACCAATAACGGGAGCATTCGCCAAACGTCCGGCCCAATTAGATACCAGATGTGCGGGGAACGAAATTCTTCCGTATTCGTCATTTCCTTGCGGAACAATAGAGTCAGGGACTATACAGGTTGGTGTGTTCAAAGATACTTCAGAAGCATACGCGAAAATAGTAATATCAACGTATTCTCCTTGATCGTTTGCGTTCAGTAGAGGATTAATTTCCTGGAGAACAACCAAACCTAACTTGTCCCATTCGCTATTTGGAATGTCCATGTAGGTCTTTGGAAAGATGAAGGGCAATTCGAGCTCTCCTCCTTCCGATTTGCAAGGATCCAAGTAAACATGGGGTCTTTGCGAAGCTAAGATGATGTCTATAGCACTACCATTGGTCGAGTTGGAGTACTGATCCCCTTCGTGCAGGGGGATGTATGACATTATGGTCCGTCCATAGTAGAACGGGTTTCCATTGATCACAGCTTGCACGTTCAAACTCATCCTCAAATTCTTAAAATGAGCTAAACGATTAATGTTTCTTGGATCTTCGCAGAACTGCTTCCAAGGGTTGAACACCTCATAGAGGGGGGTGCCAACCTGCCAAGCATATGTCGCAATCTTGACGGGTCTCCTAAAATATCCGTCATTCGTGTCCGACGTCTCAGCGTGGGAAGTAGTTCCTTCTGTTGCAGAAGCCATTCCGGCCACCCAGCTACTTTGCTGGTGTGCTAACTGCATTGTTTCAATTCTATCTGTAGTCTTTTGATATGTAAATAAACTAGTAATCCATGTTTGTTTTACGAACATGATGGGGGGATCAGTCCATCAAGCTCAAATATGTACAATATTTACAGGCAAGCCTAAAAACGTCGCTCACAAACTGCACGCGCAACGCTAGTGGTAACCAATACATGTAAATCGAAGTGTTTCATGGGAATTATGCATCCATAAGTTCATCGAGACTTAAAATTTCTGGTTCGTTCCAGAAGGGAGTGGCTTCAACTTCGCCTCTGTAGATCGGGCCGAGAATTTCCCACCATTCATCATAGCTCCTGTCGATGTATTTGACAAGGCTTCTGATCCCCAATTCGGTGGCAACATCGTCGAAGATCTGACGATATTTCTCAAAAGTTTCAACCGGATGCCGAGCCAGTTCTCGGAGGTTGGAGTCCATGGTCTCCGTAAGCACAGTCTCCTCTGAAGCAACGGAGGAGGTGTATGTGCAGAGACTTTTGATAAGGGACTCGACCGCGAGATTTCCAACTCGCATTTCAACTTTGGGATGGTAAAAGAAACCGCGTTTGCAGAACTTAGCCGATCCGGGAGGGACATAGTCCTGAATTTCAGACTTCTTGTCTCCTGCCGTGTAGGCCATGCCGTACTTGTCGCAGAATTCCTTCATAACCCGCATGTTGAAGTGTTTGCTTCGGGACGCCGAGAGAGAGTCATCGCCTTGAAATATGGCACGGATGATTGCCCTAAACATGCTAACTCCCGCAGAATAACGGGGAAAGACGAACTTCCCCTTCTTCTTTAGGTTGTAAAAGCAGCAACGGTGGACAATTGCGTTTCCAATGCCATTGGCGAAGATAGTCGGCCACACTCCAGAGGACATCCAACCATCAATTGCAATGAGAGATCCTCCAAAGAGACGGTAATTCATAACCACCTCTTGGAACATAGCTTCCATCGCTGACAGTTCCTCCACAGAGTAACCAAGTTCTCTGGCGATAATGAGGATGATGTAAAAGACAGCACGCATGAGTTGTCCGCTAAGACGAACATCATACTTACTGAAGTCACCCTCGAGCACACCATCGGGGTTCCACGCGATGATGTGCT